CTGACGGCAAGGCAAACTACGATAAGGTTGCCGAACACTTTGGCGTACCTCAAAAACAGATAAGGGAACGGGTATATAAGGATCCTCAATTATATTCAATATGGGTTCCAAATGGAACGAAAGATATGAAGCCGGACGGTATATCTGTAATGTCAAGAAACGAAACAAAAGAACCCGATGACGCTAATGGAACAAGGTTACTAGAGGCACTCGACAAAAACAGTAGATATATCTTCAATAAAGAATTAGAGAGTATCTTGACGAATCAAGACAATGTAGCAAAGTTGAAAATCTTTGAAGACTTTGATGATTCAGTTGGCTTATTAATGGCAGAAGCACTTCGTGTTACACAAAAAGTTAATATTCGTCAAAACATGAGCTTATTTGAAGTAACAGAGGCTTTAAAGGATGATATATCTGACGACACAATGGATGCAGAGGAAAGGATTCTTAAAACAAGATTATTTCTTCAGGCAACAGAACAGCAGGGAAAATTTTACGATCGGCTATTAAAAGGGCTGGAGTTTCAACTTAGGTTAGCAAATGAGCATGACAAAAGGGAAACTAAAAAGAAGCCTGGGTTTAGACCCCTCAAGGAGTTAGCAGATGCCGAAAAAACAAAAAATTGACCATAAATTATTAATTGATAAGTTTGCTCCTAAAGAAGATGCCAGAGAAGAGCGTGATGCTATTCCGTGGATACCATCCTTATCGGTAACACAAAGAAAAATTTTTGACGATCCATCAAAATACATATTGGCATACGGGGAAAGAGGGTCAGGTAAAACATTCTCACTTGGTGGACATAAATTAGTAAGGCATTTATACGAAAATTTTAACGCACTAGCTATAATAATTGTAGGAGTTAGGTCGCAAGCCACGCTTGGAGGAGTTTGGCATAAACTTCAAGTTGAAATACTTCCTGAGTGGGTGGACGGTATAGGGCTAGTCCATACAGATGAAAGGCAAGATACTCAGAAAAACTTATACCTTGATGTTGAAAATAGATTTGGTGGATATTCTAGGGTAGTTTTAATATCTGTTCCTTATGGTGCTTTTATTAAAGATAGAGTAAAAGGATTTGAACCTAGCTTGGTATTTGTTGATGAATTAACAAATCTTGACACAGCTGACTATTTTAATTCTGTAGTTCAGCAGTTAGGGAGAAGGCAGGGTATACACGGTCCTCAGCAATATTTAGCAGCATGCAATCCCGATGGGCCGAGTCATTGGGTGTATAAAAGGTTTTTCGAGGAACCATGGAGAGATGTAGACGGGGAAAAAGTCTGGAATGACGACTACTCAACATACCATGTCCCCATAAAGGAAAATGAACAAAATTTACCTCCCGGTTATTACGACCGAATAATGGAAGCGGTTAAGACTGATCCAGTTGAAGAAGCAAGGATGGTTAGGGGTGAGTGGGTTGATAGACCCGCTGGAGACGCTATTTTTGGTCCATATTACAATAAATCACTACATGAGGTCGGGGATGCTAAAACTGGAATACTACCGAATACCGAATTTCCAATTCTTATTGGGTGGGATCCTGGTTCTGTAAATAACGCAGTTATTTTTATGCAAGCCCTTCCTGGAAGTGATCGAACTATATGGACGGTGTTTGATGAGTTTGTAACAATAAACAAAAAGCTTCCCTACACTACAATAATACCATTAGTGATGAGAAAAATGTCATATTGGAATCGAAAATGTGAACATAAATTTACATTTCAACATGTATCTGATAATTCTGCATTTAATCAATTTAGAGCTAAAACAGGATCGTATGATGTTAAGGACATTGAGGAAATATATAAATCTAAAGCGGAAACTTTTGAGCTACCAACATTTAGGATGAAGGCATGCCCTAAATTTCAGGGATCGGTTGAGTCAAGAGTAAGGCTTACTATTGGAAAACTGCAAACCGATCAATTTATGGTAAGCTCTCAATGCACAGCTATAATTAAAATGTTTAAAAATTTAGTTTCAGAAAAACAGGGCAAATCTTACGATCCAAATATTTCATTTAAACCCAAGAGAAGCATTTATGTACATCCATTTGACGCCATGTCTTATGTGTTCCTTTACTATGATGCATCGTTCTCAAATCCAACCACGAATGTTAAAACAGAAATCATGGACATTGGTGCTTGATTTTTGTAACACGAAAACATAAGTTTCAAATATGCATATGGAATCAGCTATAAATATAGACCTAGAAATGTTCCCAGATATACTGGACATGTTAGAGGATGTAAGTGTTGGGGATGTAGTAAAGATAAGTGGGTCTTTTCAGGTTAAGGAATTAACAGAAAAAAGGTTTACAGGTTCTTTTGAGGACAAAAAGGGGATTACTATTACTTCAAATGAAGATCAAGCAAGTACGGACGAAGACGAGACCGAAGAATCCGAAGTCGACGACGAGCAGGAAGAAACTTCCGGGTGAATCCTCCTATACAACCTCTGCTTCTTTGGCAATTGATGCTCATTACGAGCATTTAAATATAAGAAGAAGATGGAACAAAGAGAGGGTGGATCGGCTTTGCGGATTCCTAAACATAAACTACGGGGAACTTTCATCCCTCGTACACGAGAGGCATACCAGCTTCCGCAAAAAAATATATTCAACAAAATCATTCGATGGACCCCTTGCCCTCTTACTAACTATTTTGGAACACAGGTATCTAAGTAACTACACTAAGGATACCATTAATAATCTATTTAAATTTTAATAAAATGGTTAACAAGGACATACTAAAAAAATACGGATGCACGCCCGAAAGACTAAGGGATATATTTACAGCAAAAGAGGGTGGAGAAAATTGGGAAGTAAGAGAAAGATTCCAAGACCTTATACAATCAAGAATACTTGAGGGCATTCGTTCGTGTGCGAGTCATGCAAAATTATATATGTCCGTAGATATGGCATGGGACTCTATACCAATCAATAAATCTACCATTCCGTTATTACAGTACGCACAAGGAAAAATTTCAATCGACCAGTGTCACGACAAGTTGCAGGATCTTGAAGTTGCAAATAAATTTTGCGAGTACGGAGACGAAGGCGAACTAAAAAGCGTGAACGCGCTTCGCTTATACGAAGTTTCAATTAATTTAATAAGATCTTATGTAACAAGAAGGGTCGCCGCACAAAGTCATAGATTTAGTAATCTATACCCTTATTTTAAATACGAACCTAGAAGCACTCAGTTGGCAGATAAACTACGTGCGGATGTGTTATCTCAGCGGGTAGAAATGATGGTCGACCAATTTGGTTACAGGCATCAATTTGAGCAAATTATTAGGCAGATGTTTATGTATGGACATTCTGTTGCATTCCCAGACGCTTCATGGACAGAAGATATTCAATGGAAAATGTCTAAGGATGATATTACAGGCGAAGACAAGATGGAGTCTCATGTTGAAAAAAGTGGAGTTAGGTTCGTGACTCCACACCCAACTCGGATTATCAGAGATACCTCCAAGCCTTTACATGATGTAAATAATAACCATGGTCCTGAATGGATAGGGTTTTGGGATATAGTAAGATATGGAGATATTCATAATAATACAGCAACATGGAATACGGATGAAATAAGCGTAACGAATAGTCTATCGAGCCTATATAAAGAACACTCTGATTTCTTCGGTTACTACTTTGGTGATGATATAGTATTCCCAAAAATAGGAGATCAATTTTCATTTCAGAATGAGAGGGTAGCTACAACAGGTTTATACGCATCCGAGGATGACGACAAAGGAATGTTTGTTACCCAAATGTGCATGAAAGTAAACCCGAAGAGAGATAGACTAGGGGACTACCCACACGATGTTTGGTTAAAGTTTACAGTAGCAAGTGATCAAACCGTAGTTTATGCAGAATACCTACCTTCGCTTCCGGCTGTTTATGGTGGCATTAATGAGAATGATGATCGCATGGCGAATATATCAGTAGCTCACGAAATCATGCCATACCAGGATCAGTTGACTAATATACTTAGTTCAATGCTTGAGCATATGAAGATGAGCATGTTTAAGATATTTGCTATAGACCAAGATGCTCTTGATGACGATGTAAAGGATTACATCAAGGACGCACTATCTGAAGACACTTTTTATTCAAAGCCAAAAGCATTATTCTACTCAGGTCAAAAAGCTGCAGATCTTGGCATTAATTCACAGGACTTTATTAAAGTTGTAGATGTACAAAAAGAACTTTCCGCTGGTGTCAACCAGTCTATTCAAGCGATCCTCCAGTTGCTTAATCTCGTAGAGCGGATGCTGATCCTGTCTCCTCAAGAGCTGGGTCAGCCCGCTCCAAGAGAGATTAGTGCTACCGAAGTTGCCGAGATCAGTAACACGACAAATGCAATTTACTCTTTTATTTCAGAGGGCATAGACGACATGAGATCCGCAATGAAAAAGGTTTTATATGAACATTTAGTTACATGCTCGAATGACAAATTTGTTGTTCCGATAAAGGGTCGGTATTCTGAGAACATAATTAGAGAAGCAGGGTTTGAGGTTGAGACATCAGGTGATGAGAAAATGAGCAAAAGGAATGTTATTGGTAATCCAAAAACATTAGTTTACGAATATTTATTTGGTGCTAGAGATGGTGCCGAAAGAGCAAGAGACACACAGTCGGCACAAACCTTAGGGCAAATATTAATGCAATTATTGCAAGTCCCTGACATGGCTCAAGCATTAGGTCGTGAGCGTATATTTGAAATGTTTAATGAAATATTTCGCATGTCAGGAGCCCATGACTTAAAGCTCGAAACAGACGAAATGGATCAAGAGCAAGAATTACAGAATGTAGGCAATGATCAATTTTTAAGTAAGATTAAGGAGCAGTGGCCAGAGGTATTAAAAGCAGTTCAAGCTTTAATATCAAAAGAAGCTCGAGCAGAAGATTTACAAGAAGGGGAAGTAGCACCAGGGGTTTCCGCTGAGCCTCAACCTCAACCAGATCAACAAGCAATGACATCACCTAATCAACAAGCACAACTATGAGCGAAGAAGTTATCGAAGAAGTAGTAGCTGAGGAACCGCAAGCTGAAGTATCTCAGCCCGAGCAAGCTCCTCAAGCCAACCCATTATTTAAAACCCTATTTGAAATAGAAGAAGATGACTCTTCTGACTCTGAGGTAGAGGAAAATGAAGCCCCACCCCCAATGACGCTTAACGAGGCAGTCGACGAACTCGACCAACCTACTGAAGTAAATCAGGAAGAAGAAAAAAAACCTGAAGAGCAAGTTGAAGAAAATACAGTTGAGCCAAATAAAGCGGAGCCTAAAAAGAAAAAACTTCGCAAAGTAGTCGACCCCGATATACCGGAAGACATTAAACCACAGCTTAATCTACAGGACGAAGAACCTTTGGATGAAGAAGATGAATATTTAAATGAACTTTTACCTGAAGAACAAGAGGTTTACAATTTAGCTAAGTATGCCTCTAAGAACATGGGCGACGAGTACAAGGGGTATGACGTTAAGTTTAAGGATTTCTTTACTAAATCTAAATCATTTTTAGATAAAAAAATCAATGATGACCCTCACTATAATCCAAGCGAAGACGATGACTACGCTACATTTATAGAGCGCAATCGACCTAAGTTAACGCAAGTTGATGCAAAGAAAATAGAGCGCAGCATGTGGATTAACGAAGCTAAAAATGAAGTTAGAAAAGAACTCGAGCCTGAAACCGAAAAACTTAGAAAAAAACTTGAACGTGCTGAAAAAGCACCTGCTGTAAATCAAGCAAAGAGTAATTTTCGCAATATGGCTCAGAAAGTTGTAATTCCTGAAGAGTATAGAGAAACATTTGAAAAAGGCGGAGAAGAAGCTATCGGTAAGTTTGCAAAAGAAAATCCACTAGAATATCAAATAATGGATAATGCATCAAAGCGCTTACTTACATACGGTGATACATTAACTGACATCTTTCTTAAGACTGTAGATTTAGATGAGTCAAACGCTATCCATAAAGAACTTATTGATTGGGTAAACCTCGAGCAAGGTAACTTTATTAAGTCAGGTCAAACAGAACAAGACGGTAAAGTGTTCATGAGAAGGGAAAGATATTTTTCTTTACCTGAAAATAGAAGATCAGAATACTATACTTGGTCTGATGATGATTTGCTTAAAATTCTAGCGTTACGCACACAAGAGCAGGTTAACTCAGCACTAACTGGTCAGCGAGATATGTTGAAAAATTCCGGTTATGTTAAGCAGCGAGTTGCAAGTCAAAATTCACAAGAGCCCGAAGTTCAACAAGTTGCAGAAAAACCTCC